ATAAATTGTCTGACTGTCATTGCTGCCATGATTTACTCGCTTATTTTCTTTTTCGGCCACGTTTTTTTGGTTCCGCATTAGGTTTTTGCATTATTTGCACTATAGCAATAGATTCTTTATTCAAATTATCTTGTATTTCATCAGCTTCATTTAATTCATTTTGTGTAAATAATTCGACTTTAGTTTCTAATTGTTTGCATAGATTCGCTTCGATATCTGTTGCAAACCATTCATTAGTCATAATGTTTTGTTTAAATTCATCCCATGAATTAACTAATTTTTTTTCTCCATCTTTATGATAGATATAAACCCTAAAACCATCCTTGGGTACTTCCCTGTTTAGATATGTCACTCGTTCCATTCCCACCTCATATCTTTAAAAAATACCCTGCAACACAAATGCATCACAGGGCTTTACTATTACGATACAATACGAACCGCAAACTCTGGGTTGATTGCGACACCGCAAATAACGTCAATACGGTCTAATTGTTCGTAGTTTCTGATATCAGCACCTAAAGAATAAGTCATTGCTAACTTATAAAGGTCTGAGTAACGAGTTACTGCCTCAACGCCACCGCGCAACTCTTTAATTGGAGGTGCAGCAAATACAACAGCTTGAGTATGGTATGCAAGACTTACATTATGCGTCCTATATAGAAGCATTTGAGCGCCGTTAGGGATGGCAGCTGATATGTTTTGTCGTGCATCTGGACCCACTACAATTGTTGGATTTACTGGAATATCTGCAGTGTCTCCGTCTGCTGATACCACTTGTGCTGTCACAACAAATTGAGCTGCAGTAGAAAGCGCTTGATAGGTTAATGGATTAACCATGAATACGCCTTCACTCGGATCAACTTGAATTATATCTCCAGCATTAAATACGACAGCTCCTGGAGCCTGACCTAATCCATCTACAGATATAGTATTTCCACCTGTAATTGGTCCGTTGGTTACGGTTCCTGCCAATAGATATCCAGCAGGAGGTGAGCCGCCAGCTTGTCCTAGTCCTGCGGTTTGAACACCTAAGAAGTTGGTTTTAAAGAAGTCAAAACCAGATAGATGCCCAATAAATCCATCAATCAAAGCGCCTGTGTTAACGGTCATGTTAAACACGTTAAATAGGTCGTTATTTAATGAAGCTGAGGTTCTTGGAGATACGGCACAAAATCGCTTGCCATCTTCAGGGATTGCAAGTTCAGTCATGTATGCATCGGCAGTTAAAATGGTATTAAAGTCAACTGGAACTCCTGGTGTTCCCACTGCTTGATATGTCTGAGGCCAGAAGTTTTGAGTTGCAATAAAATTCTCTACTAAGTTTGCAAGTCGTTTAGCGCGAGGTGCATTAGCCATTTCTAAATAAGGCTCATCGCGCGCTCTATCAAAGGTTAATTCGAAACCAGTGTATTCAATCATGGTTCTGAATTGCTTGCTAATTGTTAGAGGTCTAATAATTTGAACACGAGCTTCTGAAGTTGCGCTTGCTCCTTCTCCGGCTAGATATCGTTCTTCTAAACGGTAGTTAATTGTTTGACCTGTTGCGAATCTTAGATTTTTAAAATCGCCTTCTAGGTTTCTGTTCGCTGTGCGTGCGAAAGCGAGTGAGTTCCAGAAGCGAACAAACACATCGTCGAGCACATATTGAGTTTCTCTGAACACATTGGCCATTTATTGTACTCCTTGTACGGACCATATAATAATAAACGCTCATTAATTGAGCACCTAAATCAAAAGTCCGGCGGAAGACAATCAATACACGCCATTTTATGTGTTGCAAGTAACGGGGCTTGCTGAACTACGCGTCATTTATAGAATAGAATTTGTTTTAATTATTGTCAAATTTATCTTGTAATGTTATTCTTTAGGCGTTCATTTTCTATGAATAATTCCTTGTATTTACCCGCACTATTTCTAACCTGCGAAAGTTAAACCATGGTGCGGGTTTAATTATTTCCCTCTAATCTTTCTCAGTTTCTCTAATTTTTTCTGTTCTGCTTTATGAATCATATCCTCTATAGAGTCTTCTTTTTTAGATTTATCGACATATTTCATAGGCGCATCTTCATGACTTCTACCCAATGGGCGTGGCGCATTAGTTCCTTGCGGTCTTTTTCTCATACGCTCCTCTAGCTTACCGATTTCAACCATCTGAGAATATGGGTCTTTAAGCTTATAAATACGCTCCAATTCCTGTGGATTGCGTTTGCTTGCTGCATAAATAAACGCAGCGGGGTCATTGATGCCTCGCAAAGCTAGGGCCATAGGGTCGCTAATAGGCTGACTACCTACGACATCCTTAAAATCATTAAAACGCTCCATCCCAGAGCTGAATTTGTCTAAAAACTCAGATTCGGCGATTCGCTCCATTTCTTGCTGCTGTCTTTGAGCGGTTTTTTGAGTCATTTTCTGAAATGTTTGTTCAACAAAAGCCTCTAATTGCTGTTGCCAGTTTCCATCTGATTCAGGATTGTATTCAAATCCTTGGGCTTGTTGCTGGATTTGTTGTTGTTGAGCTGGTTGTTGATTGGCGTGATTATTTGCTCGAGCAAGTCGTTCTCGCACAGCTTTATTAATCCGTTCGTTGACCTCGTCTTCTGTATAAGTTTTTGAGCCTTGTTTTTCGTTGCCGTAATCATCGTATTGCCTTGTTTGACTATCATTTTCTTGCTGTTCATCTCGATGAGAATCTTCATTATCACTAGTCTCTATTTCAGAATTTGAGAGATTGCTATTATCAATATTACTGTCATTATCGCTGTAATTATCATAATCACTTTCCTGCTCTGGTGCTTGCGGCGTTGTTGTTCCCGGATTTTGTGATTGGGTTAACATATCATCTATGCTACTTACTTCATTTGTCATTCAATTTCCTTATATCTTATGCGTTAAAATTCTCACCAAGTTATCTGCATTTGCTATTGCTTCATCGCTTTGAGTGCGCTGAGTTTCAGCAAGATACCTTAATTCTTGTTCTTGTATCTGGCCTGCCATTTCTTCTTTCTCTGCTTGTATTTTAGCCATTGCTATTTCATAATCTGCTTGAATTTTTTTCTCTTTTATTTGAACATCCATTTGTTTCACTTGAAGCTCTTGTTGCTTCATTTGCATATCCATTTGTATTTGTTGTTGTTGCATTTGCATGGCTTGTTGCTCTGGACTTGAGCCATTTTGTTGTTGTGGCATTTCACCCGATTTGCCTGCTTGGATAATATCAGGTGGAACAATAGTTTTAAGTCTGTTTTTTATTTCAATGGAATTAGATAGTGGTAAGTTTTCTGCATATAAATCTGCTACTAACTTGAATGTTTGTGGGTCTGCTTCAAGCAACATTCTTAATGACTCTAATGCAATTTGTTTTTGGGATTCATAACTTGGTCCCGGTTTCAATCGAACTTGATAAACGCCTTTTCTAATATCATTTTCGATTAACATGCCATAATCATCTTTTTGCTCATTGATTATGATGTTTTTTCTACCTGAATCTGGAGTCATAAGTGTAATAACGCGCTCTGCATCATATACATATGGAATCATTTCATTGATTATTTCACCACCTACGCTTATCGCTCTATTTATTGAGTTAAAAGCAACATATGTACTGTAGCTTCCTTGTCTTGTACGTGCATCAATTGCAGCTCCTGATATTTCATTTCCCTCTTGACCCATTCGCGCAGGATAAAGTCCTGTGCAACGGTATAAGTCTTCTACGGCCAATTGATATTGCTGGAATAAGCTTTGAGATAGTTCTGGTGGTCGTAAAGGTTCTGGCTTATTACCATTGGGCGATTCATCATAAGGAATCATACCATGCACACTTGATGGGTCTGCCCAAGCGCGCTGCGTATCCAGCCCTTGAACGTTTTTCTTTGAGCCCATGTATTGGTCATAACGTGATATTTTTAGGATGAAAGCAGATTGTGTGCGTAAATAGTTGATAAATTTTTGCGTGTCCTTGACATCACCAAAGAATGAGCGACACATTTGTTTGCCGTTTTTATCATAATATGAATTATGGTCTACAAACACTATAGGTAGTTGCTTACTAGGGAACTCATTTTCATCTAAAACATATTCTCCAGCGATTTTATAATGCATGATGATTGAGTCTTTGATTTCGCGCTTGTCTTCAATGCGAACTGGCTCTCCATCATCCCAGAGCGTCATAAATTCCCATTCTTCAGGCTCTATATATTCCTGTTTTTCTGACTCCATGGGCATTTCTGTTTCATCTTCCATCATGACTTGATTGCTTTCTGGATTCATTTCCTGCTGTTGCATAGCTCCCGCATCAAATCCTTCGGGCATGTATTCATTAGGTTGCCGCATTCCTCCTTGCATGCCTGTCATCGCCTGTTCAATTTGCCGCATTTGCATTTGTTGATTGCGTTGATTGATTTGCTGTGATTTCTTGACTAACTCTTCCATTTCTGACTGAGTGTAAGTTCGAGAATTAGAAAGCTTATAAAGTGTATCTTTTTTGTATTTACGCTCGAAATGGTCAATTATAGTGATAGCTTGGTCATCAGCCCATGTAAATGGATCATCGCCATTACTTGTTGGTTGTACAGCAAGGGCTATGGTTTCTTTGTCTTGAACTGGATTCACAAATTTGACGATTTCTTTTTCTAGTTTTTTGCCGTACATTTGTCGAAATTTTGTGCGTGACATTCGAGTAATGTATCCAGAGTGCATGCCATCCGTTTTGTTAATCTCTTCAGAGCTTATGTCATAATAAGTACGTGTTGCATCTTTAAAAAATCTAGGGACAAAATCTAAATCAAATCCTCTGGATGTATATTCTGTGTCCCACATGAACGCAGAAAAACCACCGATAAATGCTTGAGCCGCAGATGTTTGATAACAAGTCGTTGCTTTTGAGCTAAACATGATGTCTTTGACTATAAGCTCTCTTAATGTTGCAACTTCTTCATCACAATTGCTCATAGGAACTACTTCAAGCTGGGGCGTATTTTGTTGCTGCTCTCCCAACAAAACGTTAGCCATTGCTGCAAGATGATTTGCCACCATTGGGACTTTTTTATAGGTCTTTAGCATTTCATCCTCTTCGTCCTGAGTCCATTGCTGTCCATATACGAAAGTAAGCATCAAATGATATGCATCAATGTTTTGTTTAAAATATTCGCGCCATTTTTCACACGCTAATTGTGCTCTACGGGCAATATGTGGGGCTTTTCGTGTCATGTATCGTCCTTGATTCATTATATGGCGACAATTGTTCCTCGGTACCTAGGATGGCGCATGGAATTGAACCATAAATTAATTAGGGTTTTCTCCAAAAGTTTTTACTCTTCCCCTTTCACCATATTATTAATAACAACAATTGTCATAATTTTTTATTAGATTAACATGCCTTGCGCATCTTCTGATATATATCTAACTTGGTAATTTGTTTCTCCTGCGTGCTGTCCGTAAGCAAAAGTAAGCATCAGTGCGTCAGCCATATTCGGGCTTGCCATGCCTCTTTTTTTGGCGTCCTCTTTGCTTTCTATGTAGAGTTTTCCTGTTCTATAGTGATAACCTAAGCCGCACAACTCTTTTTGTAGTTCAGGATTATCTGGTATTGAAACAGGCATATCTTGCAGAAAATATTCACGCATTTCATACCATAATTCAGCTCGCAAGTTCCCGAATTTCTCGTTTTCATTAGCTTTACGCGCAACATTTACTCCGATTGCCTCTTTATATCCCATTTCTTGCAGTCTGTCGACTACTCCAGCTCCAACACCTATGCAATCTATGAAGACTTTGTTGGGTCTGTCGCGAGTTATAATGTCTTTTAGCTTAAAAGCTAAGTCTGTTGTTGTATCAAAATGATAAGTTTCCATTTTAGAGACAACACGACCTCTACGCCAGCAAATTGCCGTCTTATCGCTTCCGCCACGGTTTGGGTCTACTCCTAAGATTAGATTTGATTCAGAATCTATTTTGACTTTTCGTGCTCGCTGAATTGGCTCAACAGTAATGAAGGTATCTGTAATACTATTAATGAACGCCTCTTCATCCGTAAATGGGTATTCTTGTCTAAATCCACGTTGTTTTTGCTCTGAATCACCATCAAAATCTTGTAATTTAAAGCGCCGCCATGCTAAATGTCTTTGTGTTAAGCCATCTTTTTGATACATGGCCAGCAAATCGTTTTCCTCTGAGGTTAAGGAAAATCCTTTTGTGTCCCTGGTATATTCATCTTGCCAGTACCATGGCACGAAAATATTTATTGCATCGGATTTACCTTCTTTTGCGTCCTGCCAGTCTGTGTAAAATGCGTTGTTTAAGCCATTGGCTGTAGATTCTTTGATTTTTTCAGTTCCTGCAATATCTGCAACCGTTTGCTCAATACCACGTTTAATTTCAATATGCGACTCATAGAATGCGTATTCAGACATATGTAAAAGTTGATTAGTCATTGAACGGCCAATTTCTTTTGAGCCCGCGGTACCTACTCTATAGCCGCTATTAAGCTTGTTAAATAGTAATTGGTTCTCATTATCTTTATCGGGTTTTGGTGCAAGGCCTGAGGGAAGATTGCTATTATAGCGCTTTGTCATTGAAAATAATGATCGAGTTGCATCGCCCATATGAGTTAAGATAAAAGCTTGGGTTCCTTTAATGGTTAATACTTTGTGAAAGAATCTTGCGCTTATATAGGTTGAATTATGAGAAACGACTCCTTCGCAAACAAAAGTTTTTTCCGATGTTTGCAAGTCTATAACTTCTATATCACCTATTGGCTCAATATTTATAATTTTTAACCATGATTTAAATCCAGAGCAATTTTTTGGCAGCTTTTTACCAGAAAATAATTTCCTATTAATAAAACGTTGGGGTTGGCATTTTGTTAATATTTTTAAAACATCTGTTATTCTATAAATCCTCAAACAATGTACCGATTTATCCCCTAATTTATTTCTTTTGCCGCATTTAGTTCTTTTATCAATTAATTCATAATATTTAATATTATTATATTCTAGATATTCTTTAGCTTTTTTTAATACAACTCCATCTGCTTGAGATAAAGAAATTCTTATCGCTGGTCTAGCACCAAAACTCCCTTCTCCGTCAAGCAATCCACCAAACCATCCATCATCAAATGTAAATTCATTATCAGGTTTATGACAAAAAGCGCGTATATAATCACCAATTTTGCAATCTTTTATCATACGCCACTGGGTATCAGTCCTGCTTCTTTTTAAACATAAATGATGATGTTCTCCAGTTACTTTTAATTTAGTTCCATTTTCTAATGTTACTAAATAAGCTGGGTTCTTTAATTTTATTTTTGCCTCAACAATTGTCTCTCTTATTCTTCTTTCTGATTTTCTTCCTGATTTCGTAAAACCAACAGATTCCTCATCAATAGCTAGTAAACTATCTCCAACATTTATATTTTTTATTCGAATCCATTTGTAATCGGAAGTTAAAATACGCATATCAGGACTATAACAACACCCTTGTTGACGTCCTTTCAAGATATTTGCACGCACATAACCCAATGATTTGCATTGTTTCTCAAGAACTTCGTGAATGTATTTTTGAGCGCGATTGAATTTGAACGGTATTAATTGGCCTGATTTATCAGATATTTGAAAGAATGCTGGAGCAAATTGCTCTAAATTGTATATATCCATAACTTATCTAAGAAAAACCCTCACAGTTTAAGCATGCAAATGGAAGAAACAGAGGCTTGGAGGGTTTATTTGTTTACAGTAATTTCACCGTTTAAAATCTTTTCAAGCACTGATGTTTCGGTGCTTTTTTCTTCTTTTGAATCGTCTTTATAGTCATCACGAAAACGATTTTTCATTGTGAAAATCCATGGGCTTGGGGAGAACTTATCTATCTGGCCACTTATGCCTTGCCTTCCCAATATCTCCCAATCACGCTGAGCTTTCTGTAGCCCTATTTGAATCGCTTTTGCAAATTCAGGATATTTGTCGCGCCATTCATAAAATGTTGAACGAGCAATTCCTATCTCCGCACACACCGCAGCAACGCTTTCTCCGCCAGTTAATACATTTATGGCTGTTTCACAGTGCTCTGATTTATATTTAGGTTCGCACCAAGCCATGACAACCTCTTTTAGTGTCCGATATTTGTATAATTAAGGCCCTTCTTGAACATTGCGTCTATCGCCTTCCATCTCGCCGCCAACTTCGCCAGGCATGCAATATTTAGGCTGTTGTCTGCACTGCTCGTCAACTAATTTACCATACATGCTCGGAACGCCATTATAGTGAGTATATTCTTTCTCTTCTGAGTAATCTTTGACTTCCATATCCATTGTAAAACTCCCTGTTTATCTGATTTTCATAACAATATCACAAAAAAAAGTTATACACAAAATCTGTGGAGAAGTTTGTTGATAATTTATTTTAGGAAAGTACTTGCTTATTTAGGAAAGTAGTTGCATAATATACTTATCAACAACAAATGAGGAAATGATAATGACAGAAAGCGAATACTACACAATCAGTGAATTTTTAATAAAACAATCCGTAGGATTATATGAAGAATACGGATCAATAAATGATGAACAAGAAAAAACAAAGATATTCGTAAAAATTAAAACAATAAATGATTTAAAACTAAAAGCAGCCGAAGAGTTTTATCAGGTACCGTTTGAAGAACTAGAGCAGAGGATAATATGAACAAACAAGAACAAAAAACATACACAAAAGAGCAATTAGACATCGAGATTCTAAAAAACAATAACAGTCATTTGTTCAAAACATTAGACAGGATTGAATCAAATCAAAAATGGATTCTAGGAATAATAGGAACAGGATTTGTTGGGCTATTGAGCCTTATGGCTCACGGATTTAAGTGGATTATATAAAAACTTTCGCAGGTTAAATATTAAATATAAGGAACTTAAACATGAAAAATTACTTTTTAAATTATCAAAACAATAGATACAGCATAGAAGGCTCTAAAAGCATAGGATATAAAATCTATGTTTTAAAAAGCAACAGTTATATCTATATAGGAAACTCAATATGCGATACACCAAAAAGAGCGATTATTGATGTTTTAAATAAACAATATAGAACTTACTACTAAGGAGAGATTAATGAGACAGGATACAACTCAAATAAGCCTATATGATTTAATGGCAGAAGATTTTAGCGTGTGGGTTAAACGCAATAAAAAGTTTGGTTTTGATTTGCAAATTGAAGGCGATGACCCGACAGAACGTATCGAAATATCTGGAGTACACAGTTATGCAATGGAAAGTTTCTCAGACTTTTGCAGAAGATTTCTTTATTTTTTCGACAAATTAAAAGATGAAGAATTAAAAGAAGTGGCTTAACAATCATTCAGCTGAGATTTAAAAAAACTGGGATGATTTATTAAAATCTCAGCTAAACTCCAACATGATGTAAGGTAGTAGACTACATACTACGCGGTGATTGTAACTAACCAGAGGATAAAATGAAAGACGAAAAAGAAGAATTAGTTTTATTATTAGGATACGTCCTAGGCGCACTACATGCTATGCAAAAACAGGAAATGCACCTTAAGGACAGCATTAATGAACTTCATTTTATTGTTTCATCACGACTAGAAAAATTAATCTATAAAACTTCAGATTAAACAACAACAACTTGAGTCGCTGTAATACCCTTGGGGCTCATTCCAGGGGTAAAACTTACATTTTGTCCTTCTTTCAATGTTTTAAATCCGTTCCCCTGAATCTCTCTAAAGTGTACAAAATATTCTTTACCTTCAGAAGCTATAAATCCAAAACCTCTTTCTTCCGAAAACCATTTAACTTGTCCCTGTTTCATCTAAAAAATCCTTAATCAATTATCCACTCGTGTTTTAAATCGGGTATAAACGCTAGAGAAGATACCGTTTCTTCTCCGCTACTTCGAGAGATATCATATACATATAAAACCCAGCCGCCAAATACTTTTGCTCGAACCGTACCTTCATCTAACTTTTCCCATTCAAACTTCATAATCTACAACATCCTCTAAATATCAAAATTTTGGAGGTAAATTTAACTCCTGCGAAGAGATAAACATTTTTTGGTGCCTACCTACTTGAAACTTTTTACATGGCTCTAATGGCTTGTATGGAGCTAATTTACCGTTTACATAATCTGGCATTTTATTATGCGCCCATATTTTAACATGTGTGACCAAACTATCAACACTTAAGTAGCCATTCAGCATGTCTTGTTTGTCTTCTTTGCTTAAGAGGCGGTTACTTATTAATTTAGGGATAACACCAGGTTCTATTCCAATTTTAAAAAGGATTCTTTTGCAATCCTTATTCGTCAATGGTTTTGATGTCAATTCCCATGCACCGTATTTGTTCCATGGCTATTTTTCTTGCTTCATCTGAGCGCTCTTTATCAATTGGATGTGGTTCTGCATGTTCAGGAATAGCTGGAAAAATATTCTCAATAACCCCATCGGCATATTGTCTGCAAGCTACGGCATAATAATGCCCGAATACTTTTAGAGCTTCTTTTTCGGTCAGGCCTCTAAATTTTGATGTCCCGATTTGTTTTAAAACATGTTTAATAACAGCAGCCGTTGGTTGATGAGGATGAACATAATCTCCATAAAGCACATTCATTCGTACAGCAATTGAAAATGCATCAGCCACATAAGGCAATCCGCAATCCTCTGGCGAACGTTTACACCAACTAATAAATTCGCCAACACTTGGTGCAAATGAATTTCCAGACAATCGGCATTTTTCTACACCAAACTTTAATTGTTCAATTTTTGTTAATCCAGAGGCCTTAAACGCTTTAATCCAATTTATTTTGGCTCGATTAAATTCTTCTTCTGTTGGCCATGCCTGCCTAAATGCAGGGAATATGGCTTTAAGCTCACGAAAGAGCAGATTCACTACATGTGCTGTTTGTTGGCTTATATCTTCATCATGAATAAATTCTTTTTCTTCTTTATCTAGATTCAAGGCAATAACATTTGAAATATGTTTTATAGACATTCTAAATGCCTCCAGCTTGTGTCGTTATCATCATAGTTAGTGTTAGTTTTAGATGACTGGTTAGCTGGTGATTTATTTTTATTCTTTAAAAACTGAATGTCTTGCTCGAAAAACCTTAGTTCAACTGTAGACCATTGTTTGTCCAGCATCTTATTAACGGCGTCTATTGGATTTATTCCTTCTTTCTCAATTAATCCAAGTTCTTTATTAAATGCTTTGAGAACTCTTCTTGTAATGGGCTTTTTCCTTAATTTTTTCCATTCCAGTAACAAGTCATCCGGAATATCGTGTGGATTGTCTTCTTTAATTTCCTCGAGAGTCAAAGAAACACTTTTGTCGCTCACACTCTTGTGTGTGTTTTTATTATCTTCTTTAGTAACTGGTTTAGTAACTGGTATTGTCGCGCGATTTTCGTCAAATCCATTTACGATTTTTGTCAAATGCATTTGCGTTTTTTGGCAAATGAGTCTGGTACTGGGTTTGTGGCCTGTTTTGTCTAAATCTAATTCATTTAAAATCTTGTCGGAGAGACAATACCAAGAAGTTCTGTCATACCCTTTTTTATTAAAATTGCCTTTTAATAAAAGTCCCTGTTTTATACAACTATTGAGTATTGTTCTAATAAGTCTCGGAGAAAAGTAAGGGAAATATTTAGAGAAAAATTCAGGAGTTCCGTAACTCCAATATCGTTCTTCATAATAATTTTTGTTCTGACTAAAATTAAATTGAGTAAAGAAAATCATGGAATTTATAAAAATTGCTTCGTTTATTCCGTAATTGGTAGCAACATAGGGGTTGAATGAATGGTCTGACATGTTATAATCACCTCGTTAGGTAGCGTTGCGATGCGCTGATGGATATGCCTATTTATTTGCGGTAAATAGGTTTTGGGCGGGATGCCCGATTTTATTTTTTCACTTATTATATCTGTTTTTAGTGATTTTTTTACCCACTTCTTCTTTATTTATTTTATTCATGATAAAGTTATCTTGTTGTTATTTCTAAATATTAACTGTTGATTTCTTCATTTTTATTCTTTTTATTGTTGATGGTAAAATAAGCCCTTCGGGGCTTATTGCTAATCTTCATTTTCTTAACTCACATTTTAAGAAATAATAATCATTAAATTCATATTGCCATTCATGTTGGCAATTTTGTTGCTTATTTAGAATTGATTTCATAAACGATAATTTATGTTTTATGTCATAACAAATATCAGGCTCTTGTATACCTTTCATTGATGAGCAATCAACTTTATCAGCAAGTAAATCATATAAATATTCGAGCTCTTCTTCGTTAAATTCATTCATTTATTGCACCCAAACATTTTTTACACCTCTCTACACTATCGTTGTGGTCTTCATAAAATTCTGTATGTTCACAATAGTTATTTATCATAAGTTGTATTTTCTTGCACAGCGCATAAATATTTTCCATTCCATCATTTTTTGTTTCATATTCACTTATAATGCATTCGCAACAATTTAAAATGTCTTCTAATTCTTCTTTCGTGAAATCATTCATCATCTTTCATCCATTTTTGACAATATCCATCAAATAATTCATTCATAAAATTATAATGCAATCCCCATGGATGTTTTATGCTATTAGATTCCACATAACTCTCATATTTCTCAATAAGATAGTCAGGATGTATTTTCATAAGAGCATTCATAAGAGCTCTATCTTCTCCAAATATAATAATTAAAAACACTAGAATGTTTTTAATTTTGTCTTCTTTATTCATTTTTCTTTTCATTAATATCAAACCCACACCAAGTACAAATACCTGACAAAACATTCATCGCATAATTTTCTCTTTGACATTCAGGGAAACGAACTAAAGCCTTTTTGTCAGAGTCTTTTAGCTTGAAGTTTATTATTTCGTATTTATTATTCATCAATAATAGTCACCGCACTTTTGGCATTTTAATGAAGGCCCGAGAATTCCATCATATTTTTTCCCATTTCAAAATCAATCATCATTATCCTTCAATAATTCTCTAATCCATTCTTCAACAATATGAATTTCTTTTGTGCTAAAGCAGAGCGGATTAGGATTTGTTGTATCTCGGTCAAAAATAGAATTTGCTAATCTTTCTAATAATTGTGATGATTTTTCATGTATATCAATTTTGTTCTCATTCATTAATTACCCCTTGTATTTCCTTATTTATAAAAATGTCCAATAACGCAATAAATCAGGTACATATAAATACATGCCGAAATAAATCCCTCTGCACGCCCAAGATTAAGACCTTTTTGATAACTATTTTCTGTTAATTCATCAATAATTGATTCAATTTTTTCTGAAATCAAATCGTGAGCTATCGGTTGTAATAATCCTAATTTATCTTTAACTGCCATTTTTTAAAGCTTTA